TTAGACAGATAAGAAAGGAGAGTACGAACCTCATCGGCATTGATATCAATGTCGAAACTTTGGTAGAAACGTGCGGCTATTTCGCAACCGGTGGACATGTCGATGCTTTTAACGACGTCGAGACAATCCAAGAGGCTTTGTCTTTGTTCCTTCCAATCGCTCTGTGCACTATATATCTTGGAGACGACACGAGAGGTACGCCTCAGGACGTCCGGAAAGAATTTTCCGCTAGGAGTCACGATATTGGCGATATACTCCATTACAGGCACTTTGTAGTCCTTCATCTTATAACCTGTAAGTTCGAGAAAAGTCAACTGGCCATGTTTGGCAGGCGTGACTTTTTCCGCAACAATGGCTGAATCATCGCCTTTGAAAGATGCCAAAATCATACCTTTAATGTCGTAACACATGCCGATGGCAGACATGTTGAATTGCGTGTTACCGTCAAGAGTAAAAGGTTGGCCGGAGTGTTGAAGCCAAACACCCTCCAATGTTTGCATTATGTCCATATTGTCAACCTCGTTGTAAGATGACAAAAACCATTTGCTCCTCAAGTCACGGTAATAATCTAACACGCTAGGATTCGCACCCATCATCCTCAAGGTGATACACGAGGACACTACAGTTTTCTGTTCCTGCGAGGTGTCGAATTCACTAAAGTCGTTCATAAGTTTTTCGTAATTGACGTCGTTTAACTGATCCGAAAATTTCTGGAAGAATTTAGAAATCTCTGCATCACTTTCGCCGTATGCGAGCTGAACATTATCAAGAATGCATTTTTGAATATGCTTTGCATACCATCTTGTCATGGAAGAAATGGCTACGTTCACGAGCTTTGACCATGCACTAATGCCTTGACCGGCTTTGTCTTCTATGTCGTAGCAGTCTTTCCTAATCTCTTTAGGCTGTCGTTTTAAGTGAAATTGGACAATGAAGTGGTACGAATCATACCACTCCGTCTCAATGTCCTTGAATTTACTGACTTTGCCACGCTCCATGTTTTTGATCAACTTAAGGATAAGACGTCGAAGGTTGGCGCTAGCTGTCTTTAACCCTTTGGAAATCTCACCACCGACATCATCGCCGCACTTGTCTCTAATGATGTCGTAAAAGGCGGTAAAATCGTCATCGTGGGGATACTTCTTTTGTAACGCTTTAATATAATCATAGGTAGCGAGCAGATAATCATCAGTCGTGGCATAGTTTTTCATGATTTTGACCCAGTTGGGTTTGAGGAACTTGACGAAGCCACGTACCAAATCATCAGTGATGTCGATGATGCGCTTCTCTTTCTTCGCGTAACGTTTGATCATACAATCAGCGGTTTGCTTATCATTTTTCCCGTGATAGTAAGGTTGATACATACGGTTACCTATACGACGACCGCGTATAGTTACATTATTGTCCCTGGAAGCATCAAACGTGGATTTGAAAGTGCGCTTAGATTCTACCTCACTAAAAACATTAGTTTTGTAGCCTATGACCCTGCCAGTGGTCTCATTGGCTGGTTTGTAGACGCGATCGAGTATAGCCTCAACAGCGGCCAAATCCACATCTTCAAGAGGCAGAACGGTGTCGTCTTTGTGTATGGGGGCGTTAGATATCTCTTGTTTCACTTCAGTGACTGGACCGGGAGGTGTGATAAACTGGTCGATGATGCGTTCAATAGGTGTGTTAAGGATCTCGAGAGTGGTGACATCACCATAGACTACAAGGTGGTTACTACAACGAGTGACTGCGGTGTAGATATGACTAATCTTATCAGTTATGATACGCTCTTGATCGCCAGTATAGAGATGTACGACATTGCGAGTGATGCCGCCACACGACCCAGCAGTTACGACGGGGATCTTGAGATTGGCGTAGGACTTCTTGGCCTCCTGCGTGAAAACTATGCCTACCTCATCACGATCGTTGAGAGGAGTGATATTCGCGAAATCGGCAACGTTCTTAAAAGTTATGCTACCCTCCTCTGTACTGGCGGTTCTAATGGGACACCCGGCGGTATTAACACCGAGGTATTTGATGAGGCACTTAGGCACCCTAAAAGTAACATTACCTTTAGGTTTATATTGGTCTATATTTACAGTGTAATTGCTGTTACCATACTCTACATGACGGACTTGTTTGTCGTCACCCATACCATAGAGCTTAATGCGATTACCGCAGATCTTCTTGAGCTCCAGTATGGATAAGGGATCAGTGGCAAAAACCTCATCAATGATAACGAGACGGTACTCGTGGTTACCACCTAATTTTAGCCTCGCCACATCTACTACTTCGCTTGCACCGCCTTGTGATCGGACATCGGATGCAATAATTTTATAAGGCGAAATAATAAGAGTACAACGGCTGCAGGTGGATTTGAGGATGCTTTGTGTTTTCCTAGCACCGGGTACGGCATTCCAAACATCGAGGCTATAAGAGCAAGGGTCAACGGTGGCGTGACTATTGACGGTAAATCTAACTCTGCAATTAGAAGGAAAATCAAAATTGCATTTGCAGACCGCCGGCTTATTGCACTTTTCTTTATACTCAATCGCATCGCGAGACATCTTGCCCAAATCAACGACACCTCGAGACGGTTTAGTTTCGCCGCCGATCATGACATAGAGCTCGCTGGAAGAAGCGCGTGTGCCTTGAATAGTGAGCAACTGGTAGCTGAGAGCGTGACGGTCTATGTAATTAAGCATGTCATCGGCTTTTTCGTTGGGATCCAACAGAATCTTGGTTATGCAATAATGACTCAAGGCACCGAGTTGGCAGAATTTATAGATATTCTCACGGTTGCAGGGGTTGTCGTATATGTAGAGTTTGACCTTCGGGCGCTCAGCCTCGATCTCATAATTTACTATATCGTCGAGGTGTGTACTAAGGTCGTCGTAACTAAAATCGGGTTTAACGGAATTGAACATTGACAAACCCTTACGATAGAAGTGGGCTGAATACTTGAGCTTGAGTTTACGGCCGATAGTGGTCCAATGGCCGGGTGCGGCTGAAAGTTCGACAATTTCGGTGATATCCTTGGCATGTTTGATTATGAAATCGCTGAGGTCGAAAAATTTTTTGCTCATAGGATCTTTGACACGATGATCGCTGGCACCGGCATAACCATCACCGGTTTGCCAAACATAATTACTACCGCTCGGATGGAGCAGATAACCGCCGTGCCTGCAGGGTTTTGCAAGATCAAAGTTGGCCTTCTGCTTGTCATTTTCAAAGACGAGGCAGCAATCCAAACAGCTTTGATCAAGTATGCGTTTGAAACAACATAGGTCATTATTGAGGTTGATACCTACAAGGGGTAAATAACAATCCAAATGGTTGTGTTGGCAATAATCCTTGATTTTACGAAAAGCGTCATGGAGGACATCATTAACGCGCCCGTAGTTCTTTTTGTTATGCTCCCTGGCTCTGCGCTCATCGGATGGTACAACAATGGCGATGTGAATATCATCTCTTTTATCGAAGGTGACGCTTTCCCTGAGAGGCAACTTAAAATTATTGCTGTAATTAGGGAACAGCTTTCGGAAGCACTCAGCTTGTCCGCGCGAGTCGGTGCAGTTAACATCCGTAGAATTGACGTAAAGATAATCCTTGACGGGCTCGAGGAGGTCGTAACCTAGGACGACATGTCGATAACCGCGACAACTGCACTCGACTGCTTCCCAATGTGCATTGGTGAGATCGATCTTGACAACAGGGCTGACGTGTTCGAAACAGCTTAATTTAGGTACGCCATCCTCGTGTATAACGTAGTTGATGCGTCTGGCCTTGAGATCTTCGACGATAGTTTCGGCGTCAACCCAATAGAGGAGTTTATCGTAATCCGGCACAAAATGCTTTATAGCTGCGGTCGCGCAGTAGCCGGGTTGATAAGGTACTTTAATATGTCTTCTAATGCACCCTTTGGGTTTGTATTTTTCGACCTGAATAGCATTGTCTCTGGGTTGCTGAGTGGTCTGCGGATGTGTATTACCTCCGTCTTGTGAAGGTCCGGTGCCTCCGCCATTGTTGTCGTCATCTGGCGGGTTTCCGGATATATTACCTTTAGGTTTCGACGGTTCATCGGCAGCTCGAAAATCGTTGAATATGCCGCCACGGTCTATAGACACTACATCATTGTATAATATATCCTCTGGTTCGATGACACGGAGGTTGTATATGAAAGAATCCGAGAAAGTAGTGTTGACATCACGCAGAAGTCCGTTGTCGACAAGTATACTATATATACGTTGTTTAAAATCGATAATGTTATTTTTAATAAGGACGCCCCAGAAAGATTTGCCGGGCTGGTTCTTGCGTAGATATGTCATAGTGTCGCCCAAAGTTTGCGTACGTTCATAACGCAACATGACACAGACTATGTAAAGGCTGATCACTAGTCTGTGGTACTCATTAGTACCAGGGTCGATACCTGCATAGGCGACTTCGACTTGGTTACCTTGTTTCCATGAGACGCGTGTTTTAATAGAATTGCAGTAAGCAGCAAATGCATCATACTTAAATTGGTTGTCCACCGCAGAAGTACCCCATTGGATGGCACGTTTACCAAAAACACGACTGACTCTGAGATAATTCGGCTTCTTCGCAAAATGAAAAGAATTGGCATATTGCACAATGTCGGGTACAAATATGTCATCAACAAGCCGCTCGAGATGATATGCACGTTGTTTAAGTTCGGATTCAGATATAAAATCAATGCGATGCGGGCGAACGGCAGTGCGAACGAATCTAATGTGAGTAAAACTTTTGTAGTTGAATTTATGTTCAACATTAATAAGGAAATTGTCACATTTGATAGTTGTGACCGTGAGGTAACATTTCCAATTGGTGATGTTGTGTCGATAGACATCACTAGAGTCATTAAGAGTAAAACTCATAGTACCGTCGCCATTGTCAAAAGTTTTGTAAAGCTTACCCTCAGTGACAAAAAGCGGATTAGCGAGCACGGTTGGGATAAACATCCAGATATCCAATACTTGAAGCTGATGTCTGGTAAAAATCTCAACGATGTTGTCAAAAGTCATGTCATAGACGTTGACAGCATAAGCGTAATCTGCTTTGTAAGAACAATTTTGTGCGCCGGCCGTGCATAGGTTATTATTGCCATTAAGCAGTTTACTAAAACCATGGTGATCCTGGCCATGTTTGACCGCAGAAATCGCAGCCTCACGATATCTGCTCTCCGATTTACAGGAGTTGATCAAACAACAGATGTGGTGATTTTTCGGCGTCTTGAGAGGGTGCCCACCAATGTCAATGACGCGTCTGAAACCTTGAGCGTACTTCTGACAATGTTCATAAGCCAGCTTATTTAATGCGTTGGCCACTGGGTGGGGAGCAGTGGTGAGGTTGCTGTGGAGACAAACAGGTCTGGGGTAAACATACTCAGACAGCAACTCAAACTCTTCTTTGGTCAAATAATTGTTGACTTTGAGAGGATTATTATACAAGGAGAGAACGTTTTTCTCTTGGTTGCCTTGTAATATACGCAAAGCTGGGTCATTCGAAACAGTGTTTCGAATGTCTAACGGGTTAACGTTAGTAAAATTTTCCATTTAAATTATCAAATTGAAATTATTAAATTGAAATTGAAATTAAA